GATCAAAATCTTATCTCACAAAGAGAAAAGTAATTGGACGCTAGAAGCAAAGTATAATATTGGAAAGAAGTGAAAATGAATATTTATAGAATGAATGAAAATGCACAACTGCCAGAGTACGCTACAAAAGGCTCAGCTTGTTTTGACATTAAAGCCTGTTTCAAAAAGGGAGATTTCCTTCAAGGTTTCAACTCTTGGAACAAAGCACAGAAAGTAGCAGTTAAGGGTGTATCAACAGTACAAGATGCATTTCAGCTACCACCAGGAATTAGGGTCTTAGTACCCACAGGATTGATTTTCGACGTACCAGAAAAACATGTTTTAAAACTGTTTATCCGTTCTGGCATGGCATACAAAAAAGGATTATCTTTAGCAAATGGTACGGGTATTATCGACTCTGACTACACACTAGAGACTTTTATTATGCTACAAAACAATACCGATAGCCTTGTACAGATCACAAATGGTGATCGTATAGCTCAAGGAATGGTTGAAAAATATACTCAACAAAAATTCGTGGAGACAACCAAAGAATTAGAGTTAACAGAGCGCGATGGGGGTTTCGGTTCAACAGGAGAATAGGCTATGCTTAAATACTTAATACCGTTAACTATCGTCGCATCTGGAGTTGTGGCGCAAGAGATACCACCTTTCCAAGCAATCCAAGCTTGTTCGACGATGCCTCGTGTGGCAGAACAAATGCGTCAATATGGTGAAGAAATTTTGTTTAACGGCAAAATTCTACAGCAACATGCAAGTGGTCAACTTATTAATACTGAATTTGTTTTTAGTACAAATCAAGATACAGGTTCTTGGACTTTGGTTTCCTTGTTTCCGAATGGTTGGACGTGTTTAGTAGCTAATGGTACTGAATTTAAGCCTTTTGTCAGATAAATTTAAGATTACGACGAAAACATTTTATAAATAAACGTGTGATGCCTAATGGGTCACACACATTAATCTTGCTTAATAAAGGAGATAGCAAAATGAATACACGTAGAATCACAACTGATTTTCTAAACGATCCATTCTTAATCGGCTTTGACCGAATGATTGAAAGAATGAGAGACACAACCCCAAATCAACAGGCTTACCCACCATATAACATCGTCAAGGTAGACGATGACCAATATGAATTGCAATTAGCAATTGCTGGGTTCACCTATGACGATCTTGATATTCAGATCAAAGAAGGGGTACTAACAATCGAAGGTAAACAAGAAGCCACAGACGATAAACATTATATTCATCGTGGAATTTCTGGTCGTTCCTTCTCAAGAGTTTTCACACTAGCTGATACAGTTGTTGTGAATGGCGCTGACCTTATCGATGGTATCTTAACCGTCAAATTGGAAAACGTAATACCAGAAGCTAAGAAACCTCGAAAGATTGAAATCAATCGTGGGGAAGCACAGCTTCTAAAGGGGTGATGTCCTAAGCATTAGTGGGGGGATTAATTTTCCCCCATTTTTTAATGATTACTTGACATTTTGAGGTAATCGTGATAGAATAGAAGTACATTTAAATTATGTAAGGAGATTAACACTAATGGCAGGTAAAACAGCAGTTGTGTTTTCATGCGCCCACAGTGACCCATCAGTTAGCAATGAGCGATTTGATTGGTTGGGCGAATTAATCTGGGACGTAAAACCTGACTACGTTGTGGATTTAGGTGATGGTGCAGATATGCGATCACTGAACAGTTTTGATTCAGCGAAGGCTCCAAAGAATTTTGTAAGCCAAAGCTATCAAGCAGATATTGAATGCTACAACGAAGCAATGGATCGTATGCGTATTAAGTTTAAAGCTAATAAACGCAAACGTCCTGCATATTACGGATTTGAAGGAAACCACGAAACTAGAATTAGAAGAGCTATCGGCATGGACCCTCGTATTGAGGGTGAGAAGTACGGCATTTCATTTAAGCATTTGGGAACAGATACTTGGTTTGATGAATACCATGAGTATGAACATGACGCACCAGCAATTCATGATTATGATGGAGTGAGCTATGCACACTTCTTTACTAATGGGTATCGTCCTATGTCTGGTGTAAACCATGCTGCGGGCATTCTAGCTAAACGCTTTGGAAGCGCAACTTGTGGTCACAGTCATAAACGTGATATGAAAATCCGTGATGATGTGCATCCTTATGGGGCTATTGGCTTAGTTGCTGGTTGTTACAAAGGCGCACCAGAAGGTTGGGCAGGTCAGATGAACAAAGAATGGTGGTCTGGCGTTATTATTAAACGTGAAATAGAGAATGGCATGTATGAGCCAGAGTTTGTCTCACAGGAAAGAATGAAAGCAACTTATGGTAAAAAGTGAAACAAAAAATAAACTGCGTTCGGCTCCTTTGTCGAGCGCAGACACAAATGACGATGATCAACTGCTAATACAACAGTGGTTGGCTAAGAAAGGTAATAAGGTTAAGGTATTTGAATACAATACACGAACTGATGAAGAAGATATTAATTACCTTTGGAAAAAGAATAAAACTGAAAAATCCTAATAGGAGATTATATTATGGCTACTGCGAATCCATACGACACACTCGTAGAAATTAGTGAAGAAGACTACTGCAATCAGATGATGCAGAACCCACTTGGACGAAAGTGGTTTATTTGGCATAGAGAGAACCCTGCATTCTTTGAACTGTTTGAACAGTTTACTAAAGAAGCTATTAGAGCAGGTCACACACAACTCAGTGGTTGGTTAATCATTAATCGTGTACGTTGGGAAACTGATGTTGTTACTACTGGTGATAAGTACAAGATTTCTAACAATTACGTAGCATTGTTTGCACGTTTGTTTATGATCAAATATCCAGAGTACATTGGTTTCTTTAAGACAAAGAAGATGTCAAGTATTCCAGAAGACGTTTTCAATCCAACATGAAACCTAATACAAAATTCAAACTCGACATAAGAGACGTTGAGATTATTGAAGAAGCACTAAGAGCAAAAGCTGGGCGTAGAGGCTTGGCTATTGCTAACGGTGAAACATCAAATAAGCTGAAAGAAGAAATGCACGAGATACAAGAACTTCTTGGCAGAATACACGATCAGAAAGTTTGGTTTAAACCGAAAGGATTTGTCCCAGGTGGATAAATAAAACGTTACATTAAGTAACAACACACATACACACAAAGGAGACTATTATGTCTAACAAAAACCCATTTGAAATTAGAGCAGAAATGCTACAACTTGCTAAAGATTATATGGATCAACAATACCATATGAACGTCCAGTTCGCAGAGAACATGATGGAGAAAGGCAAGAAATCCATAGAAGAAATCAAGGATGTCTATCAGATGTATCCCATGGATGAACTCATGGATAAAGCTAAAGAGATGTACTCTTTCGTATCTAAAAAAGATTAATATCTAAAGGGGGTTGACAGCCCCCTTTTTTGATTCTATAACATATTAGTAATCAAATGATGAGGTATGTTATGCAAGAATTTGAAACACTTCTTAAAAAAGCCTATATGACTGAAGGCGCAGATAAAACTGCGGTTATTGCAGAGTTGTGGGCAAAGTTTCCTGAGTATTGTGAAATGATGGGTCTTACTGACGGATTGAAAGGGTAGTATTATGATTAATGTAGGTGATATGGTTTTTAGTAGTCGTCATGGTTACGCCAATGTAATTAAGATTGAGATTGTTCCAGATATTTGTCAAGGCAGTAAGTACGGTGTTGATACTGACAAAGTTTCCCTTGACCTAAAAGATAGCTGTATCTTTGATCTTGATAATGGTCATTGGTCGTATGGTCACGATGTACATTCTTTAGAAAAAAAATGAAGAAAGTTGTTGACAACCATTTAAATTGATTCTATAACTAATATGTAATCAAAACGAAAGTGAGAATAGAATGTCTTTTGAAACCGTAATGAACCACTTCTTTGCAATGAAAGATGAACTGAACATGAATACTGTTTGGAGCATTTATGATGTTGGTCTTGAAAATTCAGACTTTGCACTTCTTACTAATAAAGCTCGTAAAGTTACTTATGAAAGTGTCGATCCTAATGCTTCTTCAGAAGACTTGATGGCAGACATTCAAGATGGTGGCAATCGTACTAAAATAGAAGTTTCTGCTTGGGCAGTAGATGGTACAATCAAAGGATTGTGGGCGGCGGCTGAAAAATGTATCGCATTGAGTGGTACACATCACTCTTACATTGAGAACTTTGAAATGCATGATGATGGAACATTAGAACTTACAACAGGTTCTTAATTAAGCTTGAAAGGATAAGCTATGAACGAAGAAATCCAAAATGAAATTCTAAACATCACATCTGATGTTAACTGTGTAATTTCTAACCTTGAAACAGGACGTCGTGATGCTTCAAATCGTAACAATGCGCTTGATATGTACGATGGTATGGATGATGAAGATAATCAAAAGATTAACCATCTTCAAGATGCATTAGCAGATGCAACACACGATCTTGATACTGCAAAAGATCAATTGTACTTGGTTGTCGGTTATCTTGAAAAGTTGGTTGAAGAAAACGAAATCAAACAAATCATGAAAAATTTGATTTAATAACAAAAAAGCCCTTGACGGGGCTTTCTTCTTTTGGTAATAATAAGTGTAATCAAGAGAAAGAAAAGAATCAATGACTGTTTTAGTAAAAACCCCATGTGCCAGTGCTACTTTGAACTTCTTCGGTGTGTCAGGCACTACGTGGAACGACAGAACAGGTAAGAACGTTTGGGACAATACATTACGTCGTAACGGTTTTGCTGTTCGTAGTCGTTTCTCTGCTTTAGGTAGCGCAACCACTGTTGGAGCCGCTAGACCAAAGATCAGAAAAATCGCCGCTAAAGATAAAGGCATCATCGCTTTTGTTGCAAGAGTTCATGGTCACGTATTAGTTATCGACAGAAATGGTAAGACTGTTGTTGATACTGATCCTAGAGTAAAAGACAAAAGAAAAGTGTTAAAATTTGTTGCTGTTTGGGCAAAATAGTTCTTGACAGCAACCCCCTTTGATTCTATAACAAGATGTAACAAAAAAGAAAGTGAAGAAATCATGGCTTATATTTCCCAAGAACGTAAAAAAGAACGAGCGCCTAATATCAAAGCTGTTCTTAAAAAGTATGGTGCTAAAGGTAGTATTGCTGTCAAGCATCACTCTTCTCTAGTTGTTAATATTTCTGCCTCGCCTTTTGATTTCATTGGTGTTCGTAATGCAGAGATGAAAAAAGAATGCGAAAGAACTGGTCGTACTTACTACGAGAACACTAGTAACTATATCCAAGTTAATACACATTGGATTAGTGACCATTACCAAGGTGAGGCTCGTAACTTCTTGACTGAGCTTCTACAAGCCATGAAAGGTGACGATTGGTTTGACAAGTCTGATTTGATGTCAGATTATCACCACATTGATTTTTACCTAGATATTAATGTTGGTAAGTGGAACAAGCCTTACGTTTGTACTGCTGAGCAAGAAGCACTAGCGGCTTAAAACTTCTCCCTCGACGTGTTTGGTTTGTATAAATAAGACTATACAAATCGAACACATGAGGATGTTATGCTAAACTTTAAAAGCTTTATAAACGAAAATTCTGCCGAATGGGGCGACATCGAAAACATCGATTCAATCCTAGAAGGAATTTGTTTTGAGCTTTTGGCAGAAAATGGTCTACTAGAAAACCTAGATGACTCAATGGTCAAAAGACTTACTAAAAAATTAAAGCCCGCTAAAAAGACATTTTGGGCTGATGAAAAAATCAAAGATTTTACTGGTAAGAATGATAAAGAAAAGGTAGTAGCGCTCTACCAAAAGTATGAGCCTTTAATCAAAGACCGCCTCAAGAAATACGAATCTGGTTTGAAGACTGCACTCAAGGGTGTTCAGAACGCCAAGATTATGGTTGATGTTAAGAAGCTTAGAGCATTCGTAAACAAGACTGTTGACCGTGGTAAAGACCCATCTAAAATGAATGATTGGTTACGTGGTTCAATTCTTGTGAACGATGAAAAAGATATTGGCATCGTATCAAAAAACATTTTCAAATCATTTAAATCAGTATCAGAGTTTGACCCTAAAGAACGTGGTGGCGATAAACAGTTTGGCTATTACGGTTCTGTACACTTTTCAGTTGACGTTGATGGTGTGAACACAGAAATTCAATTGATGACCAAAAAGCTTTATTCTGCAAAGAAAATTGCAGGTGGTCAGTATGATGACTTTAGATCAGCATCAGACGAAATCAAAGGTTCTAAAGAAACTCAAAAACTATTGCGTCACGGTAAAAGAGCATTTGACAAAGGCAACTCCCAAGGTGGTGGTGCAGGGATCAATGTTGATAAACAGAAATCAAAGTATGTAAAGACTTCTGGATTGTCATCGATGGATAGGCAGACACGCCGAAAACTTAAACAAGATAAATCACGAAGATCAAAAGATAGGTCTTGACACTTAAAGTTGTATTGAGTATCTTTCGAATCTAAGAGAAAGATTTTATTATGGAAATAGAAGTAGATCATGAGGGTTTTACATATTGCGTTGAAGCAGTAGATAATAAAATCACCATGTATAAGAATGATATAGATGAATGGATGGGGGATATTGAACACATCAAGGTGTACACTATCGAAGGCGACACGCCAAACCCTGTTGGACTTTATCGCAAGTTGACAAAGGCTTTTATAGAGATCATCAAGATAGATCGTGCTAAATGGTATATGTTTGATGTGACAGATGAAAAACGTGCTAATCTGTATGAACGTGCAGGAAAACAAATTAAGGGGTATAGCTTTCAACGTGCTGATAAATGCTTCTATCTTTATAAGGAATAAGAAATGAAAAGGTTCAAGGATTACGTTACAGACTTAGCTGAGGCTAAAGGCTCTTTAACGCAATCACAGAAGGCTATTAGGTTCGCCGCTAATGCCCATAGAAAGCAGACACGTAGTGATGGTAAGTCGTACATTACACATCCTGTAGAAGTCGCTAAGATAGTAAAGCAGTTCAAGAAGTCTCATAACATTGATGCTTTGATAAGTGCCGCATACCTTCACGATACAGTAGAAGACACTGATACTGAGCTAGAAGACATCACAAAGATGTTTGGTGGCTTGGTAGCCTCTATGGTTAAAGAATTGACTTCTGACGAACAAAGCAAAGAATTTAAAGCAAGTAAAGCAGATTACCTAAGTGCTAAAATGTCTAATATGAGTAGTTGGGCTTTGGTTGTTAAGTTGGCAGATCGTCTGCACAACGTTTCTGATTTGACCACTGCCAAGAGCAAGAAATGGGCTTCTAAATACAAGAAACAAACCACCCAGATTATGGACGAATTGGAAAAGAACCGTACACTGACTGGAACTCACAGGAAGATGATTAAGGCTATCCGTGTGAAACTCAAGGAGTTTGAAGAATGAAAAATTTTAAACAACACCTAGCAGAAGCTGAAGCTAAATCATGCGATCTGATTGGCATGAAACAAATCAAACAGTTTGAAAAGATTGTTGACCAACTGTTTAAGAAGTACGATATTGACTTCAACTTCACACGCCACTTTGGTGATCGTATGAGTGATAGTAGAAACACTCCTTGCATTAGCCTTAAAGAATTGGCTGAATTCATTAAGAAGGTTTATGCAAAAAAAGGCAAGTCTCTAAAAGACGT